CCCAACTCATCCTCCTTAAGCTTAGAGGCAAGATCTCTAAGTTTCTTATCAACATCTGTATATTCTATAAACTCTTCATTAAAAGGAGTGTCCACCTTGCCATCATTCAACCAATTGTTAAATCTGTCATAGAAGAAGTCCTCATTATTGGGATTTGATTTTCCAGCCTTCTGAGCAGCTTGTATGTTCTCCTGTTCTTTTCGTATCTTCTGAGTGGATGTTACAGCATTTTGCACAACAGGATCTTTTACTATCTGACTGGTCATTCCAGATACGGAGTTAACCAGCTGAAAGTTAGAGAAGTCACCCGCAGCTACCAATTTAAGGTTGTTGCCCAGCTCATTAAGCTTAGACTGCAAATACATCTTATGAAGAGGCTTATAAATATCAAGCCCACCCACCTCATCTATTTGAGACTGGATCTTTTGGATACCCTCATCATAGCGCTTCTGCTTCTCCATGCCCACCTGCACCATTGCCTCTACAGGCAGCTGTTGCACGTATGGGTTAAATTGGGGTATTATGTCTGTAAATGAAGCCATGATAGATTAAGTTAGCAAATGTAATATGAATAATTAAATTTTCCAAGAGCTATAACAATTTTTGGTAAATCGCTATAACTGAATTGATTAGAGATTTTTAAAAGCTTTCACAATAGTACTGTTCAACTTCTTCTTTTTGTCCACTTTAACACCTTTTTTCCCTGTAATTTCTATTTCCTCTTTAAATGGATCAGGCTGCTCTTTCATTTGACTTGGAAGAACCATCATAGGAACTGGTGCTGCAGAAGGAGCTGCAGCAGGTACAGTATTCTTTACAGGAGCTTGTGTAACAGCAGGAGCAGTTGTGGAACTACCTACAGCTTGTTGTTGATAGCTTATGACATTACCCTTATCATCTAAAACAGGAACTGATTGATATTGCTTTCCATCAGGTCCTATATACACTGTAGGTATTCTAGGTTGGAAAGGAGCATTCATGTTTATAGCTCTAAACCTAGGATCATAACGATAGTTGTACAGGTTCTCATATGTAGCTAAAGTCCTGTTTTCCAATTGGTTACGCAGATATTTATCACTAATAGAATTCAAGGCAGCCTGTGTTGTAGCCTTAGTTTTAGACTTAGCTGCTGCTTGTCTTTCATATTGCCTATCAAGAATAGCTAGATTCTGGAGGCCATATTGGTTAAGGATGTTCCTATTATCTCTGTACACCTGATCCTTCATAGCCTGATTAGCACGGAACTGTTCAGCTAATACCTTCTGATTAGCAGCATATTTCTGTGCACTCAGCTGACCTTGGAGAGAAGGATTGTAACCTACAAGTCTTTGTTGTGATCTGTAAGCAGCCTCGTTCTCATTCAATATATCCTGATAGGAAATATCATAAGGAACAGAAAGCACAGGCTGTATAGTTTGAGCTTGTACAGGCTCTAACTGATTGGTAGCCAATGCATACATCTCACCTGTCAACTGATTAGGATCAAGTTCTTCCATGTCTGTAGGTCTTATATATGGAAGAGCCTGACTAAGTATATCTACAAACGTATTCGTTTTGTAAGGAATAATAGGTATTGTAGTTTGAACAGTAGTTGTTTGTACTGTAGTGGGAGGTTCTTTAGTAGGAGTTTCTACAGGAGGAGTCTCAGGTGGAGGAGTGGTATCAGTTGGCAGAGCTGCAATATATTGCTCTGTACGAGGACCAAAGTATTCATCAAGATTTGTATCAAGGATTGTTTCTATAGGAAGTTTTTCAAGTTGTGCTATAGATTTAATACCTCTACCTTTTGCTTTTCGTGTAACTTCTCCAGCATTAAGAATAATTTTTTTAGCCACTTCAGGGAAATATTCATGGTATTTCTTCTGAAGTTCTAGTATAAAAGGATTCTTTTTACCTGGACTTTGAGCATTCACTTCTTTAGCTCTGTTATACAAAGCCATGATTTCAGCCACCTTTTCCTTAGTGCTTACAGGAGGAGTGACAGCACCACCCTGGGCTTTAATCATCTTACCAAACTTAGCAGCTTCTTTAAATGCTTCCTTGTTTATCTTCACCTTACCCTTAGCTAAATCATCAGCTACTAGCCCCATCTCTTCAGCTGTATCATTAATAGCGTTCTGCAGAGAGGCAGCTTTTATCTTCTTGTTAGCAAAGTCTTTGAGTTTGCTATTTCTTCCTTCTATACTGTGTGACAATGCGTTTTGTGTTATCTTATCAATAGGTGAGCTAACTTCCAGTTGATCAAGCATTTGTAGTTCTCTATCAACTGCTTTTGTCTGTGTGTTTTCTTTCTTAGAAATGTCAGCTACAAATGTTTTAAACTTCTTATCTTTTGCTTCTGGTCCAAGGAATGGCAGGTAAGACTTAGGTATCTTGAGGTTGCCAAACACTACAAGGCTAGAGTCTCCAGGAGTGCCACCATCTTGCATTTTGATAGCTGGTTCACCTCTTTCCACTTCTACAGGATTGTCACCATAGGTGATTCCAATACCAGTGTTACCTCTTCCATCAGATTCATCGTGGGATTGACCTCTGAACATAATGGTCTCACCACCATCTGGTAGGTAGGGATTGTAGGACATAGGTTCTGCATATCCACCCCAGTGTGTTTCAAGCTCACCGCCCATTTGCATCATAGGTCTTTCTGTAGACATAGCTGCTGCACTAGGAGGTGTATAGGCTTTTAAATGACCACCAGCTCTGAGCATATCTGCATCAGCAGGAGGTTTTAAAAGATCTTTCACCTTATGCTCTCCAAAGGTTGTTATAACCTGTGGTTGCCATGTATGACTTACCCACTCATAAGGAGATGTTGTCATTCCACCATCCTTCATGAATGATGTATATTGAGCTTGTGCACCAGGAATACCCTGTTGTAAAGCCATTGATTGAATGTTTCTTTGTGTAGCTTTTCTAGCTTTTTTAATCTTTTGAGGTTTTCTATCTAAAGCAGCACCAATCAATTGTCCACCTACTTGACCAATCATTTTACCAGCAGGACCAAATGCTGATCCTATAGTTCCACCAATACTACCACCTAGATTACCACCAGCATTTTCACCACCAATACTAGTGATAAGATTGCTAGCAAGATCTCCACCACCAGCAGAAGCAAAGTCATAAATACCTTCACCCTGTAACCAGTCACCATTCTGAGCTTTGTGTGTTCTACCACCATAGTAGAACTGCTTATAACGCTCACTATCATTTAAAGGCTCATATCCTAAATCATCGTATAATGTATTAGGAGCGAACGTGTTAGCTATTTCACCAGGGATTCCACCTACCATCTTACCATCTCTAGCAAGCACATTTGTACCTACACCATATATAGGGAAGAACTCTTCTCCTGTATTTGTGATTTGTTCAGGACGTAGATATTTGCGTTCTGTTTGTTCAGGACGGATTCTAGCAGCTTCTAAAGCAATATCACTAACACCTTCTGCTTGTCTAGCTCTTTGAAGAGCTTCTTTCTCATCTTTTAACTGTTGAACTGCTTGAAAAATTTTACCAACTCCTGGAGCATACTTACCTATTTGTTGCATCCAATCTCCTTTTTTTACCTCAACATCTATACCACCACTAGTTGGTGCAAAAGATGCACCTTGTGTTTGCATAGGATACATTGCACTCTGGGGAGGCATAGGAACAGGTTGTTGACTGACGTTTGCCCAAGCATAATTCATACCAGGAGGCTGTGGTAAACTTATAGGAGTTCCAGGAGGAGTGTATAACCCACCTTGTCCTTTCTTTATGTTCTTACCTTTCTTAGCAAACGCACCTGATTTAGCAAATGCTTCTCCAGCTTGCACAAGTGTACTTCCAATATTACCAAAACCTCTACCTCCACCACCTTGAGCAGCTTGTTGGGCAGCAGCAATCTCAGCTTGTCTGTAAGCTTCTTCTTTGCGGATATCTTCTGTGGAGCCTGTAATAGCATAATCAGCTTCATCATACATATCTTTGAAGCCAATTGGTTGAAAACCAGCGTCTTGTGTTCCACCAATATATGCACCTATCTGGGCCTTCTTAAAAGCTTTTCCATGTTTAGCCATGAAGGATGCCTCATCAGGAAACTTTTTGTAGAATTCCTTTTCAGACTTAACACCAGCGATTTTTAGGATTTCTTTTTTCATATTAGTTATATTTATCTAACCAGCCGCCCTTGGTTGGTTTGTTATAGTTCGTAAAGTTAAGTAATTGGTCTAACTTTTTAATAGGTTGAGCATCAGCATTATTCACACTTATACCCTTCTTAGCCACAGGATATTCTGTTACATATTCTCCTTCAAACTCATAGTCTTCTCCTGGTTCCATGTATTGTACATCTCCTGTATCAGATATACCGAGGAGAGGTTGATCTACACCCTCCATAGTGATGATGTTAGATGGGATGATTACTGGGTTACCTACATTCTCAGGGTTCCAATATCCCATAGGATCTACAGGAATCTCACTACCATCCTGACTAATAGTCTTAGGTTTGAAGTCTAGCCCTTGCTGATAGTATTTCATTTCCATACCATTCTGTGCAGAAGCTTTTGTCTTCTTAGCATATGGTCCGTTGGATGGAGCAGCTCCAACTGTACGTGCGTACGTGAACCCTACAGCACCAGGAATAGATCCTCCCATTGCTAGTTGCATGGTGATAGGTTTAACACTGTCTCCTAATTGAGCCATAGGAACAGTTTGATTAGCCCCAGCCATAGCAGGCTGAATGTTACCACCAGTTTGCATAGATGGGCCACCCCATGCACCGTTGTAATTAAATCCTATATCTGTCAATCCACCCATTGTTCCCTCTATACCGTTCTGTGCTTTGGGGGCGTCATATTTATCAAGCCATCCTCCATTTTGTTTTTTCTTTGGAGGTTTAACTTCTTTGTATCCTCTCAGCCAATGCTCTTTATAAAACTTAGCTTCGTCTAAGGATATAGGTCTTTTAGATACAGCATACGATCCTATCTTTGTAGGTTCTGCTCCAGGTGCTCTTCCTTTTGTTGATGCTCCCATAGGAACACCTTTTACTTCAACCATGTATGGACCAGGATATCCTTGACCTGGTATCATTTTACCAGTTTTTTCATCAGGTACCATGTTTGTTCTACCCCAATCTAAAGGAGTACCTTTAGCAAAATACAAACGAGAATTAGCTCCTTTTTTAAGATTTATTCCCTCTACTAATCCATTACCATCACTAAATAACCTACCTGCTTCAGATTCTCCAAATCCTTGAAGCATTCCTGTTTTTTGATTAACTATATTTTCTATATTTGGACTTCTATGGTAGTAAGCTTCAGGATTAGCTTTAAATTTCCAAGGATTGTATCTATAAGCATTCTTGTAAGCACCTGTAGCTTTTACAGCACCAGCTCCAACAAGGTTAACAGGATCGAGAACCATATCTGTAGCAATTGCACCAGCTTTGTTTTTAATCCCCATTGCCTCAGAAGGAGTTTGGTATTTTCCTGTTATAAGCTTTGTTAAAGCTTTTTGTGGTACAGAAAACAACTCAAAAAAATCAGATACATTCTGAGGAGTGATTGGTCCAAGGAATGCACCACCCACCTGTGCTTTATAAGGCTTAGCACCTCCAGCAATAGCCCCAAAGAACCTGCGCTGTTTGTCAGTCAAAGGTTGACCATGCACGTCTTTGTCGTGCCATATCTTTCTTGCTTTTGTGGATGTAAGCTTCTTTGCCATTATTTGTAAGAGATTTGAGCTGGTGTAATAATGAACTGGCTAACCAGATGCGCATCATATCTATTATCTAGGATGTGTCTCACCTTCAATTCTTTAGCACGCAGAGGTTCCTTCTTAAAGGATCTCTTACCATAATCCATATTTGCTTGGTTTACTAACTTATCTATAGACAGACCCTCGCACGTGCGCACGAACAGAGGTTCCTGCTTATACTTAACCAATGACCAGAATGTGTTATACTGATAGAAGTTATCACTCTTGGTGAATGTAATTGTCTTACTATCAGTGTTGTATATAGGATACTTCAAATACTCCTTTAGGTTGTTGATTGGTTTAGGAACCAGTTCAAGTATACCAGAAGACTGTTGACCATTGTACACTACAGCCTTATTAAACCAAGCATCATCAGTTTCTATCTTGCGGTTGTCATCAGACACACCATCTGGATCAGGGAAGTACTTGTATGCTTTGGTGTAATCTTGTACACTCTGAAGAATCTCATCCTGATACTGATAAGCAAAAGGATACTCAATGATGTATTGTTCTATGTTTCCATAGAAGTAGTTGTATATCACTGGGTTCTTCAGGTGCCTCCAGAGACAAGCTGTTCTAACCTGTGTGTATTCTGCGGATGCTAAATCAACTGGATTTGTAACACCAACAGGGAATGTTTTCTTGCTTTTACATTTACCAGTGGATTCCAAAGTCACCATAGTAACATTATCAGCAACACTATAGCTCACCCCTTCAATCAACTGATCTTTGGTAACACCTGTTGCTAGAATGTTACCAAATTCATCAGTGATTGTAAAAGGGCCCGCTGTAGGTCCTGAGGAAGTTAACTTTATGACGATTGTTTTAGCCATTCTTATTTATTTAACAAGTTCCATCTACAATCTCAAACTCTACTAAATCAGTTGTTCCAAAGGTTATTCCAGTGAAGGTGTAAACCCCTGTTGAACCTACATTCTGCTGTGCAACAGCTATTGTATTTACATAAAGTGTAAGACATGCATTACCAAGAGACTGAGTAACATCTACATCAATATTAGCTGAAACTAATGCAGAATGAGTACCTGAAGCAGTTTGACTAGGTCCTACAGGCAATGATCCTGTATTGAGGAAGTAGAAAGAAGCTGCTGAAACTGTAATGTTATTTATCGTACTATTTGTACTACCGTTTGTGATAAAGAATGTATCTCCAAAAATAGTTGTTGTAGTAGTTGTTGTAGGTGGTGGTACAATTGTAGTAGTGGTTGTAGTTGTTGTAACTACTATAATGTCTATATAGTTTAAACAAGTGCCTGTAGACTTTACTCTTATGATTGTTGTACCATTAGGCACAAGTGAAGAAGAATAACCAGCTACAAGAGCTGCTTTAGACACTCCTGTTTCAAATGCTGAAACATAACCATCTACATTTGAGTAGAGATCAAAAGGACCTGTATCCGTTCCAGCTGTTGTTAATGTTATTAATACTGTCATTGTTATATTGTGTTAAGGTGCAGAAGTTGTTGTTGTGGTAGTTGTACTACAGTTAGTAATAAATACAATTAGTCCACCCACCACTTGGAACACTGTGTTCACTGACTGAGAAGCTCCTGTAAAGTACCAGCCGTCAGGGATGGTTGCACAATTATTTGTACCATTTGCTACAAACACCTTAGATCCAACATAAAGTCCTTGATATTGGATGGTTAGGAATGTAGGTATAACGTTTACATAAACTCCATCTATAATGTTTGCATTCAAATATACCACAGCATTACATGCAGCTATTAAGCTTCCTGTAGAAACAACATTAGATGGTGGAGATATAATATCGTATCCTGTAAAGAATACATCATTTATTAAACTTGAAGGCCTTGTACAAGGAGGAGGTGGAGTTGGTCCAATCACTATTGCTGATCCTCCAAGATTACAACTTTTCTCTACAGCAGATCCTTCTAAGTTACAACTCTTTGTTGTAGTGGTAGTTGTTGTAGAACTTGTAGATGTTGTAGATGTGCTAGATGTAGTGGTGGTAGTTGGAATAGGTCCAAGTGTACCAACAATAGCATCAAGATCTTCGCAACATCCATTAATACCAGAGTAGAAGAAGTTGTTCTCACCAATGTACCAGTTAGGGAAATAGGTGTGGAAACTTATCCAGCTCTTAGTGTTGAAGTTAAATGACACAGTCCAGCTCTTATTACAGAAGTATTCTAGATCTGTAACATACACCACCTTACGTGTAACTATAGGACGAATAGTTGTAGTGGTAGTGAAAGTTCCTGGATTAGTAGTGGTACTTGTTGTAGTACCAGCTAGTGTAGTGGTGCTAGTTGTTGTAGGACCATTTTGAGGATACACCTCTTCTACATAGAACTCTCTATTTACAGCATCCCATTTAACATCACTGCTCTTAGGGATGTAGTCAAGCTTAGTTATTAATACTCTATCATACTTGCTATCATATACACCATGTAAACCAATACCGTTATAATGGTTGTCTACAGGTACATCTGGGAAGTAACGTAAGATTTCAAATGCTAGATGGTCTGTAAAGAACCTATTAAGTCCTGAACCAAATCCTGATAGATCCACAGCTTGTGTACCAGTGATTAAGAAAACTTGACCACGTTTAGCATCAATAGTTACCTGTCCTTGTGGAATCTTCAGAAGCATCTTGTGCTGGGTTCCTACATACCCCAAATCAGTTTCAGCAAAATCAATTGGAGGAGCTCCTCTGAAGAGCATAGGATTACCAACATAAGCAGCTTGAGGATTGCTAGTATCGATTGTCAACAAGTTGTTGTACATCAACGTCTTGTTCTCAAATCTAGCTAACACAGCTCTGTTCTGAATACCATCTAAAGAGATTAAGTCTCCATAGTTCTGAGGGAAGTCAAAATAAGATATTGATCTGTAGATTAACCAGCTATTGACCCTGTTATCAGCATCTATGTTCTGAGCATCAGAATAAATAGCCCTGAATGGATAGTAGGTGTAACAAGGTTTGTCCCAATCTATAGGCAGGTGAGTGAAGGTGTTCTCCCTGTTCTGTTTAGAGAATGTAACATTATAGTAATAAGTGTTATCCTGAGCAATAGGAACAAAGCTTTCTTGTACCCAGTCATCAGGAATACCTGTACTTACATGAGGCCAGTAGTCTCCTTCTCTATTATTGAACGCCTGACGTAAATCTACATTATAAGAACTTTCACAATAGAAGTTGGGAATACCATAAGCAAACATGTAGAAATATCCATCATAGAAAGTTCTATTAGGATTTTCAGCTGGAGGTGCAGGTAATTGACTATTTGGACAATCAAACTCGTGAGCTTTGTAGGAAATAATGTTAGTGAGCAAACCACCACCACTTGTGTAGTTACTTAAAATAGAACGAGCTGAATGCCAGTATTTCGGATAAGCTATGTTACCTATCTCATCATAGAATATGTCACTATCATCTGGAGCATTAACACGATTATCAATGAAGAATGGAAGCTTGGTCTTAAATGTAAATCTGCTGATAAATGTATCACCACCAAATACAGTTTGTATCTGAGGAGTGTCAGCATCCACAAATGCTTGGAATCCAGTATCTACAGTGTCATAAGAATAGATTTGTCCATATTGATTTACAAACACATTCTTAAGAGAAGCATAATAAGACACTACAGATATATCTTCTTCCTTAGCAGGAACATCACAATTTCCTGCCTCTGATATAGTGAATCTTGATTTATCTGTAACAATAGGAACAATTCCAGATAACATGTTAGGACTCTGATCTGGGAACGGAAGAGCTTGTTTACCTATATCAGTTCTCAAATAAACAGATGATTCTCTTTGGAAGTTGTTGATGTTATGTATATCACCAACATTCTGTACACCAGGTATTAAATATCTAGCAATATCAAGAGTACGTTGTTTAATTCCCTGATTATCAGGAACTCCCACTCCATAGTTATAATCAGCCACAGAGTTGAAAGAATAAGCATAGTTCTTTCTAGTAATACCATTTACGTATATGGTTAAATACGCTTGATATGCAGCAAACATTGCTGATGCACTAAATGGCGAAGTGAGCTTACCTAACTCATTAGAACTATTAAGAGCATCTTCTTGAGCTTCTTTAGTTAAAAGTCTATACTTAGCATTATTTCTCACCTCAACGAAGTGAGCCTTACCTCCACCAAACATTACACTCTCAAGCTTCAGAATATCACCTAGGAATGGTTGTCCAAAAGATGTTTCAGGAGAGTTAAATATCTGTCTGTATTTTTCTGTAAATCCAGGTTGTGGATTCTGAATCTTACAATTTTTTCCAGTGACAAGTACAGGTCCAGTGATGCAAATATTTTCAGGATTTTCTATTGCTACAGGTCCACCTGTTCCAGGAACTACAGAAAGAGTTAAAGTGTCTACACTTGGCCAACCATTAACCCATGTTTGAGATATTCCTTCATATATATCATCCCACTCAATTCTTCCTCCAGCTTTTAGGAATGTAGGAGGACATATTGTTACTGTCCACTCTTCATATGTAGAAAGTCCAGTTTTTCCTTCTGCAGGAGCAAGTATAACAGGTTTGCTGGTAGAGCAAAGTGGGAATGTACCTATAGAATAATACTTTTGTGTGCCCTGTTTGTTAGTGTTACAATCTGTGTATTGTACCTCAGCAAAGTCAGGACCACCATTTGGATCAGGACCTAATACAGTAATTATTACATTATAACCATCACATATCTGACTCCAAGCATTATTTGTAGAATTAAGGAACGGATCTTGGTTAAGATCATTATAAGGATAGTTAGGATAGAAGTAGGTTTGCTTCTCTCTTTCGTATGTATTAACATTTCTAAGAATGCCCTTTGCTACAATAGACTTATTAGTACCACGGTCTGCACGAATAATCTTAAATGCTACAATCTCATCCTTTTGTTCTTGTGTTAAATTAGATGCTTGAATTAGCGCACTAACTTGTTGTACATCTATCTGCACACCAATAGGAAATACAGCATCATTACCCTGAACCATTGTATTAGGGCCTAAGAATATCTTAGACTCATACGCAGGACTGATATTAATGTCAGGAAACTTATGGTGTCTAATAGGTTGACCAGCAAGATCACCCCATACATCTACATTACATGGATAGGTGTCTGTTGATTCCCAATAACCAAACTGGCCATATTGATAAGGACCTTTGTATTCAGGAGCAGGAGAGTAACCAGGACTTGTACCAATTACAGATCCTGTGTTATAGATTTTCCAATAAGGACTATATCCTATTCCTCCAGATGCGTAATCAGGATTGCCTATAAAGTCTGGGTTAGTGTCTGGTACGTCTGGTTGTAATGTTTCTGAAGGGCCTTTAATTCTACCAGGAATATGGAAACCATCAGTTTGCTTACCATTTCTAAGCAAAAATACTATCTCAAAAGCATAAACCTCATCTCTCAAATATCCTCTGAGATTGGTTGCGTTCAACTCATCTGCATAGTTTTCATTAGCTGGTATTCTCCAGCTCTCCCATAACAGATTGATTTGATTAGCAATGCTTTGGTAGTTAATACGATCAATTGATGTTAAGTTATCCCAAACGAGAATGTCCTGCACATTTGTTAAGTCTTGTGCAATATCATAGTAAGGGAATTTCTCAAATATATCATCAACAGTTAGACGTATTTGTGTTACGTTCTGACCAGTGTATGTGATTTGCTTCTGGACATTATCAATATAATAAGTGCCTACAAGTTCAACAGAAGTGATAGCATTAACAGTTCTAATCACTGCTAAGTTGAAATACTGATATAGTCCTGTATCCTCTAAGTTGCTTATATTAAGGATGATGGATTTACCAACAGGATAGTTAAAGTTCACAGATGTTATGAACTCATCAGCAATAGGAGTGGGATTGGTAACAGAGTAGTAGGAAGTGTAAGGATTACCCTGAGGATCAGAGTATTGGATAGCAAACTGGTATGTACCAGCAATCAGATTACCTGTGCTAGTAACATCAACCACTTCTAATTGAGGAATCTTAAAATTAGGCTGTAGCTTTAACTGATTACAGTCTACATCATCTGTATACTCTGGATTACAGAAAGGAGTACCAGACTTTAATATCTTTGGAATGTCATCAATATCTAAGTATCTTCTAGGATTGTAACCATCTGTCCAGTAGATTTCTGTAGTGCAGTTGGTTATCTTGTGTGCTGCCTTGAGGATGGGATAGTTAACATTAAAGTTAAGACAAGGAGCATTTACAAGTACACGGTATATACAATCGTTATTCTCCATATATCCAATCTGACTACCACCTGTTTCAGGGTTAGTGATGAAGAATATATGTTTGTTTCTCTCCTGGATGAAATGTGTACCAACCAATACAAAGCCAGAAGGGAATGAAACGCAAGGCTCATTCCCAGGCTCATTCTGATAGTTTACAGAATTAGCATCAAAGTTTTCAACAACAGCATTCAATGCATATGTCAGCTTACCTTTCGGAATCTGATTAACTGTCTGGTCCATATTAAGACCAGTGGTGGCATTATTATACTCTTGTCTAACGTTACCTTGTTCTTGTTCAGCCATTAGTATTAATTATTGCGTCTCCAACCATATCTGTTAGTACGGTTAGGAAGTTCATACATATTAAATCTGTTCAGGTCATTCTTAATCCTACGCTGTTTAGCCCAAGGATCTTGTTTCTTAATCTCAATATCAGCCATGATGAATGCTTCCTCAGCCTGTTGCTTGTAATATGCAAGCTTCTGTTGGAGCTGATTAAAGGTCTCATCATTGGTCTGGTTGGTGAGAGTTTCCATCATCTTGTACTTGATGAAAGCCTCTATATATTCCCTAACACGGAAGTTATTGGGGATCATTTGGTTACCCACCTGATCATATTCCGTAGCATAGAAAATTAAATGCACAATACCATTACGGAAGTTTGTAACAAACTTATTATCTCTAATATCAAATGAGTCATATCCAGCAGAACCAGGAGTGAACTCATTGAGAGGAGGAGCTTGTGCATAGAACTCCCAGTTATTTGTATATTCTACTCCACAGTTTCTTCTTGCAGAGATGTTACCAGGTTTTAATAAATACTCTCTTTGGTAGAGAACAGGAGCCTGATTATTAGTCTTGTACACTGTTTGTATAATCTCAGGCATACAAGATCCATCACACCCTACGTTACCACAGCAAGGACTAGGACAAGATGGTCCACCATATGTGATGGGGCTCACCTGGATTGTTGTGGCTGTAGCAGCTTGTGAGTAGAATGAGTTAGCCTGTTGATAAGGAAAACCATTTACAGCTGTACATAACCAAGCCTCACGGACAGCATAGAAGTTGTCTGGGAGCCTTGCTTCATAGTCACTAATGTAAAGTACTTCCTCCTGAATCACATACGTAGCTCTACCTAGCTTAAGTAAGCATTTCTCTAGGTAGGTAGGGAACATAAGATCATCAATAGCTCCTGTATCGAAGTAGCTTTTAAACTCTTCCTTTACAGTGGAATAGACAATCTCAGGGGAGATGAAGTTATATTTGTAATAGTATGACATCTATTTTACTTTTTCCATTCATGATAAATATGCTGATATGTATCACTGGTTTTGATATAGTGTGACAGCAATCTTGATGTGTTTCTAGATGGTTTGAAGTACCAGAGTCCTGAGTGTCTAAACCTTGCTGTATCTTTAAACCACATCCATCCAAAGAAGTATCCTTCTGTATGAAAATTAAAGTTGTAGATACGCTTACCTTTCTCTCTTGTCTTTTTCCAATCAATAGGAAGATTGACAAACTCTTTACCATCCACTCCTTTCATCTTTCTACGTTTCTTTTTATTAATGGAGAACTCACCAAACCCATATGGAAGCTTTGCTCTTTCTCCTGTCTCCAGGATGTATTCTTTGAAAGCCTCATTGTAGGTGTAAATGATGTTCCTCCACTCGTCAAACGTAAGTTTGATAGAAGGATTCTTCTTGCAAAAATTGCTGTAGTTTTCTTTACTTGCGCTTCTCCAGTCTATCTTAATTCTCATCTCATCTAAGGTTTGGAGCGTTTGGTGCTTGACCATCAACTCCATCACTTGTGATGTCTGTCTTCAATTTGAAGTAGGTGGATAGTAACTTCTGGGAAGTTAGCTCGAGGACTTGCTTCTCTAGGTAACCAGGAACAGGAGACTCATTGTCAAGAGGGTTCTTGCAAAGTTGTTCTGTTGTATATTCTGGAGTACCACAACCACACTCTGGATACATAATGGAATTAGGAACATCCTCCTCGAACAAAGCAACAAGTCTGATAGCTTTGAGAAGTGGATTGTTTACATAAAGATATCCATTAGAAATCCAGTAGTATTCTTCCTTCTTAATGATAGGAAGCTTAAGCAAGTTAATGTATCGATTGATGGTTATTTCTTTTAGTTTCTTTCCTTGTCCACTCATCGCATTGATTGAGTAAACACCCTGGATAACATACTGATAGTTACCTTCAGTGATGCGAGGGAGCTTGAGTTTAGTTCTAGCTACAGAACAAGGATCGACATAATCACAGCATTCAGAAATAGGAACCTCTACCATCTCTAAACAAGGGATGGTAGTGAATACTGTGTCAGTAGCCCAAAGCTTCCTCAGATTAGTCTCACGTTTAATCAAAAGGAAGGCATTGTTCTTAATCTCAGACATAACAGCTCTATCTGTTATCAAATTATCAGTTGACAACAGTTTATGCATAGAGCGTACATCTGAAACTAATTTCCTAAAAGTAGACATTATAAATATTGTTTGAATATGTTCGTCATCCCATAGAGCTCATCAATGAGAAACGCAGTTACCTCACCTCTCGCGCACGTGTATCCATTCTTCTCATCCCACCCACTCTTTGCATTTGAGAATGCAGGGATTTGGTAAAATTTAATTCCGTTAAAGTCTTGACTCAATTCATGGTGCTTATCACCTGTGAATATGTAAAACACTTCATGGTCAGACCAATTATCTTTATATTCCATTGGGAATATACCAGCAAGTTTAGCAGGTTTGATAGCATCACCATGATTAAACATCATAGCTGTAACTCCATAACTTACGTACTTCCTATACTTAGGAGAACAATCAAATGTCACTCCAGGGATATATCTAAAGTAGGTTTGCAGCCAATTTATCATGTGCCATCCTACATATTCATCGTGATTACCAGCTACATATATCACATCCACATTACTTGTGTAGTTGAGTAGCAATGAAATCATAAGAACCTCATGATCGCATATTGATTTGAATGACTCATGGTAACCTCCAATATTCTGTTGTGGAGTGCCTTTGGTTGTAGTTCCTGTAAACTCACTATTGAATTCATCTGATCCAATAATGTATACAATCTTATCTAAGTTATTTGCTAAAGCAGCTTGTGCAAGGATTGTTTCAGTCCTGTAAGCCATTCTAGCAAATCTTTCTTTAATGTTGTTATCTCCATCTACATCAATCTTATTGTAATGCGCATCCTGTTTGTTAATAACAAGAGCAGCATTAGACTTGCTTGGATGTAGTTTTGGAGACATTATCTCCTGAGAAGCAGGAGTGTATGAACTGAGGAACTCTATAAAGGAGTCTTGGAATACCTGTTCTCCTTTCTTTTTACCAAGCCAAGCCTTCACTTGATAATGAGGCTGGTCAGCATTCCCCCAGTAGTTTTGTACGTATTTAGTTATTTCCCACTTGTCTGTATCAATCTTACACTTCTCAATTAAATCGTCTAAATCTTTGATCTCTTCTTTACTATTAAAGACTATCTCACCTGTTCCCTTTTCCACATCCTCGGAAAACCTTACAATTGCATCTTCTAGTTCTCCAATATAGCTGGCAGTTTCTGCCTCATTTCTTATACTTTCTGAATTCCTTAACTCTCTTATCAACGAATCAACCTCATCCTCTGTAATGTTTAGTTTCTCTGCATAGAACTTTTTGCTCTTTTTCCAGTGAAGCATCTGCTCCAGCTGGTGCAGAAGGGATTGATTTTCAGGCATTTACGATTTAATTTAGTTAAAATTGCAGTAAAGATACGAAAGAGTTTTGATATTTTCCAAATTATTTTAACCTTTCTAGTTATCTATTCTAACTAAACTTGTTATAAATAAAAAACTCCCAGGGGTAAAAACCCCCAGGAGAAGCCCTGAAAACCAACAAACAGAGCTTTTTAATATTATGGACAAAGTACATATGCATTATCTTGTATTTGTAGATTTGCATATATACTAGTTACACCATTAATTACTTGTGATACTGGATTTGATATACCACATTTAGAAGTGAAATCTCCTGACACTTGTCCTTGACCAAACAACAAGTCTTGATTTGAAAAGTTTCTAATACCAAATATAAATGTGCCTCCAGCAGCTATAGTGAAAGTTGTTGATGGTATATAACTTGGATAATTACCTGGAGAAATATTCCAAGTTTGCCACCCACTTCCAGTGTCATACCATATTGTAACAGGCGATGGAACTAATCCATTAACAGCTAAATAAACAGTTACGGGATAGCTCTCTGCTAATGTTGTTGTGGTGGTTGTTGTAGGAGGAGTTACAGTCGTTGTGCTAGTAGTAGTAGTAGAAGATGTACTTGTTGTAGTAGTTAAAGCATTAATTTGGTTCTGTAAAGAAATAACAGTACTTTTTAAATCACAGATTTGCTCATCAATCTTTTGAAGAGCCACACTCAACGAATCACATGTCTGTACATTAGTACAAGGAAGATTTGGTCCAGTATAACCAACTTGATCAGACCCCACAACCTTTGATTGGCAGGGATCTTGACAGGGGCTACAATATTGTGGAGGAGTGAATTGCATTATAGAGAGTTTAAGCTATTAAGGGATATACATAATGTAGTAACAACCAAGACCAGGTTGATAGTTAGAGTGAGCTAATCCACCTCCTGTAGAGCCTATTGCTACAGATACATCAATTGTACCTTGAGCTCCGCTTGATTTACCAAGAGTTGCTGTAGTTTCACCACTTTTTCTAAGTTCATAAGCTGGATTTGTTCCACAACTTCCTGCTCTTGCAACTGGATCAGTTGATGTTATAATGTCACAACTACCAGTGCTATCGCTAGCTGCTACAAAATGATAATGGTTATCAACTACAGTAGCTGTAGCTGAGTGAGAGTGAGCAGGAATCTGTGTAGGGCTAAGAGTTACAGTGTTTGAACCAGCAGTTCCTAACAAAGCATAAGCAGGATTACCAGCAACCGCAGGATCAACAGCAGGGTTTAGAGCTCCACCACCCATGCCAGTTGTAGCACCTACAGGAACACGTCCTCTTTTGTCAGGTGTACCATTATTACCGTTACATAAATAGATTTTCTCCCAGTCACCTAGTCCAGCACCTGATACATCAAAGTTACCTACAAGGGGACCATAATATTCTACAACAGCGTATGGAACCATACGATTGTAGTATTTAGTGGTAGTTCCTACACTAGCAAGGTAAGAAGCAATAAGTGAATTAAGATCTGCAAGCTTTACATAGTTGGTACTAACATTTAAAGCAAGAGCATTGAGAGCAACCTCTACACTACAAAGTTTTGTAATAGTAGCCTGTAAAATAGCATGTGTTCCAGAGGTTGATGTTACACCAGTAAGACATCCTATTGTGTAGGGTCCTTCTAATGCAGCAAAATCATCCTCAAGAGCAGTAACTCTTGTGTCTAGTTCACAAACGGCTTTTATCAGGGCATTAATTACATTAACCAGTGTAAGGTCTTCACACTCTACCAAGTTTTTATTTATAATCTCACATATGATATCAGGATCAATAACTAGTTTGATACCTGTACCATCTAATGTAGAAGTGAGAAATCCAATCAATGCTTGTTCAACATATGACAGGGAGTCTCCTGTTTGAATTCCCAAAACTGGAACATCTACTCCTGTATACTTGACACATTGATCAGATATAATCTCCGTGCATCCATTATAGCAATTAGAACAAGCCATTTATCTAAATTTTAAAATTTTAACTCTGCTGGCAATCATGTTCACAGTGAACTCAGCATTATAATTAGGATTGCAATATTTATAAACAAGAATCCTCCTATAGTTTAGGAGGTCCAACATTGTTCCACCAGGAACAGGTTGGTTTAACATAAATACAACATTGTTGTACAAATTACTAGCCAGATCAGCGAGCTTACAATCTATCTCTGCAATCAGAGAAGGAATGTTAGCGCATTCTGGACAATTTGTAAGCCTGGGTGATAACATTTCTTATAATTTTTCTTCCTTGTTTTACAGCACCGTTACATGCTGCACAAAGACCATTTATCAATTGACATCCGCAGCCAACATTAGCTCCGCAGTTTCTACATTTTGCCATATTAATAGAAGTTTATAACGTAGTTATTTCCAGAGCAACCACAATTATTCTTCAGGAAGTTATCAAGCATTATATCTGCCTGATTGTATAGTTTCATAGCTTCCTGTGTAGCACAATTGTTTGCAGCAGCTATTGATCCTTGGATGAAGAAATAGATAGAAGTTAAATCCACCTTTGCTTGTGTTTTAATAGCTCTATCACATTCCATCATATCAAGCTTCATAAATGCTCCGTCAAACTTCTCTTGTAATCTTTCAACACGCATGATTGACTTTTCTACAAAGTTTAAATATGCAGGTGCTACAGAATATTTCAGGTAGTATACACCATCAGGAAGTGGTTGATCCACACCTGGTGCAGTGATACCTAAGTTTGAAGAAGTGAATATGTTAAAGTCATTAACATTGAATGGTTTAACAACCACTCCAAAGTTAGGGACATTAATCTCAATAGTGGCTCCAGAAACAACAGGAGGGTTTGTAGGGTAGATAGATGCATCAGCAACACCTAGTGTAAGTGTATTATACGTAGGAATTACTAATATGTCTAATTTTAAATCTGCCATGTTGTTTTAAATAAATAAGCCAGAGGATTGAGTTTGAATCCTCTCACCTCTGGCTTAGGTTTATAATCTAGGTTTATCCTACTATTACGGAATCAAAGTTGATGTAGTAGTAGTAGAAGGCCATACAGTAGTTGTAGTGGATGTAGTTGTGATACAAGAGTTATCACCAGCTACAGGACCCAAACCAGCAACAAGAACAGCCTCGATAGCAGTTGCAGCAGCACTACCGCTTGCAACAGCAATGATTACAGTTGCATCTTCATAAATGTAGTCACCCCACTGATATGCAGACTTGTCATACTCATTGAACTTGATGTAGTAAGTATCGTAGGTAGTACCATCAGATACCCAGCTTTCAAAGTTCTCGTTGTAACCATTCATTCTGTACAAATGCTTCAGGTAACCAGCTTGGTAGCTGTAGAAGTTTTTCTCCAACTGAGCAATCTCAGCAGAAGTACCCACTGCATAAGAAGAACGCTGTACAACGGTAGCATCAGCTACAATGTTACAAGCATCTGCTACAATGAAGTCAGCAGTTGTTGCAGGTCCACTGTACACGAATGTACGGAACCACATACGGTCATACTCGAAAGGAAATGCTGCAACATCACAAGGCTGACCATATTTGGTAAGAGGCTTACCAGTGATACGCAAGAAAGCGTTTTGGTCGTTACCAATTCTTTGGAACTGATAGAAATCAGAGAAGGTGATGTTGTCAGGGTTGTTACCAGGAGCTTGCAATAAGAAATGATAGATGATATCATCAATCAATGCAGGGATATCAACGATAGAGCAAGGATCTCCACCACAATCGCAACAAGGTGCGTTTACAGTTACTGAACGTGTAAAACCGTTGAAATACAGAGTGTCTAAGTAGCTAGAGTGAGCACGTAAAGTTACAGTGATAACATCACCACACTGTACGTTAAAGTTTGTTACATCTGTAATTTGAGTTACAGGTGTAGGACAACCATTCACTTTATACCACTCAGTTACGTTGCTATTGCAACCAGCACCTGAAGGACAACCTTTAATCTTATCAGAACGCTTAGAGCCTTGCAGATAAGTGTTTGTACGGCCCTGCGCAACATAAAAGTAAGGAGCAGCTGCGATGTTTACAGCTGTAGCCACGGCATAATCATTTTTGAAAATACCAACTTGGCCAGGAGTTAAGTCTTGCGTAGATCCAGAGCTAGGGAGCGCAGTTTGCCCTACTGGTACTACGAAGAGCGTAGTTAATGAAAAATCAGCCATTTTGTTTTATTTTAGGTGATTGAAAAAATTTATTCGTTTGTCTGTATTCTAAACTGTGCACTTTGAACAGCAGCAGCGTTCTCTGTGTACATTGCCAGATTCTGTACTGTTAAATCTAATAGTTCGTCCTCTAGATAGAGTTCAAGTTCGCAATCTTGATTATAAGATGGTTGTCCGTCTAACATAACATATCCTTCTGCATTTATGTACACTGGATATCTCATATAAGACATATATATCTTACTCGGAGTGAAGGTACCATCTGTGAAGATAGATATTTCATCTGTCGAGAGGAAGTTGAAAGTCTCTTGATATTCAAAGGAAGGCTTGTAGTGATCGTTATTCAGGATGAACTGTAAGTCACCATGTTTAGCCAAGTCTCTGTTAATCCAGATCTTTCTATCCTTACACACTCCTTTGTCAGCAAGTATATAACTATCAATATAGAACATATACTTAGGATTAAGAAGGTGCAGATTAGCAAACCATTGATTTAGTTCAGCATTCTTGAGTGTTAAGTCAAGAGGCTGATGATTGTAGGTAACAACCAAACTTTGGAGGTCCTCATAACGCTTCTTAAAAGCATCGAGTCCCATTCCACTTACCACACTAAAACCATCAACCTTTTGTTTTATCAGCTTGATTTGAGCTTCATTAAGAGCTAAAATCTTATCTTCTAAGTTTATCTGCTGATGTATATTAGTCGATAGTTTATTTAGTTTCTGGTCTATCTTATACAATAAACTATCTACTGGTATCATACTGCAGCTAATTTCTTAGTTTTCAACTTACCTTCGAGAGTCAGAAGCATGTCCTGATTATCATCGTCAGCAAGCATTTTAATTAAATCATCTTCATCTTTAGCTACTTCAAACTCACCCTCATACACCTTACCATTAGGTTTAGATCTGTATATAGAATGTGTAAGAGCTTGTTTCACTAAGTCTTTGATATGGAGTAAGTTATCCTTCATGTCTGCAAAGCGTGTGAACACTTCAACAGGATTAAGTCCCTGATACTTACCGTTTTTAAACTCGGTTTGTTTGAGGACATTATCTACAAGGTTGTAAACTGCTTCCTCTTTAGTATCATCAGTTACAGGTAATCCCAACAGACGTGCCACTTTTCTTTTTCTTTCAGGAGTCATGCTGTCAAACTTAACAATAGCTTTGTTAATCATTTGTTTCTTCTTGAACAAAACAGCATTTTCAATCTCTTCGTCTGCTACATAGAATTGTGTATCAGCAGGATATTCACCACGCTCCCAAGCCTGATAAGAGCTTGCAATTGTTGGATGAACACGTAACCAAGAGAATGCTAATTCCTGAAAAGGAATAGAAAGATCGAAAAAGTTATCACCATCAAGTAATTTTACAGGCTGTACATGCAATGTATCATCTGTAGATGTTGATAATCCATAGTTCCAGAAACTAGAACGAGGACCTAAGTTAACATCACCAAGAGCAACTTGTAATCTTTCTCTTAGAGCTGTTACACGCTCAATCTCCATTTCTCTCTCAAGAGGATCAGAGATTCTGCGAATGTAAGCAGCGTTTGGATCAAGTCCTGTCCTATACTGACCATCAAGTTCTTTATAAGGATACTTGAATACACCAGTACCAGGAATACGTGTTAAGCCTTTAAGTGAAAGACCACCTTGCATTGTTTGAAGTTGAGAGTTGTTATACTCTTTCTTAAGTGTTGAGATTTTACCTAACTTACCCATATGTAGTTTATTTATTTGGTTTTGTTTGCAGAGTGATTCCCACCGAAGGGACCTGCAATTGGGAGACACCCCAATTCAACACTCTGTAGAGTTGAGAAGAGCTCCCCCACATTGAAGTGGGGGGCATTCTCTCCTCGGTAGATTATAAGAACAGCTCTTGCTGTATTCTTATTAGAATTGTGGGATCTCTTCGATCAACACTGTACGAGACAAGTCCTCAATGAATACATCACAACGGTCTTTCATCCAGATTTCATATCCTGGGAATTTGTTCGCAGAGCTCATACCCTGAGACTTAGCAAAGCCTAAGTGGTGGCGAGTTCCATCGATATATCCCCAAGTCATAG